CAACGCCATCTCAGCCATTTCTTCAGGAGAATGCCCCCTATCGGTAGATGTAAAAACAGCCACCTCTCCAATCTCAGAATTACCAGAAGCATCGAACATTACTGCACCGCCCTGCGGACACGATCATAGCGATATTGATCCCTTGTTTGTAGCCCTTCCCCAAGATTTTTCATCCACTGAATAGATTCTTGAAACCTGTTATTATATAAAGAAAGAAGATCCTGTTCCCCTTTCATAAACGTATATGCTTCCACAAGGCTACCGTATAAAAGAACAAGATCTGCATTATCTCCAAGCCAACTGGTTCCATCAGAACTTGTCGTTATGGAAGTCGGACGATAAAAATAATGAAGCTCCATTGAAAAATCAGCACTAGGCGTTGGAGCTAACAAAAAAGTGCTGGAATCCCAATCCGCATAATAAAGCGGAACTCCTGTAGTATCCGGATCCGGCGTAAAATCCTGTAAGAAAGTTACTTGTTTATAAAGTAAAAATTCTTTGTTGGACGAATTAATCACACTCAAAGAATTTTGAGCCAAAAAATCGGACGGCTTTTCCAGATACTCATTTCCATTAGTTGCGCTACCACGAGAATTTTTACGGAAAACATCTAACTGACATTCCTTCAAAATCCGCTCTTCCGCATTTACAATAAAAGTCGGTAGTTGCGTAACAAACGTGGTTTCAGCGTTTTGCGTGTAATCCTGAATCGTTGTTTTTAATGTAGTGAAAGTAAAAGCCATATCACGCACTCACCGTTACAGGACCCGCAGAGGACGTACCTCCCCCACCATTAACATTACCTGCTGTAGCTGTTCCACTACTCGCAGTAAAAGTGTACCTATCATCATTCACTTTTGTAATAGAAAAACCTGCCGCTGCCTCAATAGTCGCGGACAGAAAACCATCAAAATCTTCTACAGAACGAAATCTAACCGTATCCCCTGTACTTTTTCCATGACCCGGTTGTGTGACGGTTATCACAGCACTGCCACTGGACCCGGATCTAAACGCATCGTATTCTAAAAGAACCGTAACAGCGGGCTCTGTTCTGTCTGGACGCGGGTTACGAAGAGCCTGGGGGTCTCCCACCACACGAACAGGATTAAGCTGGGGTTGCTTCGATTCCCACTCATCTTTACCCACCAACATACCTGTCCATTCTTTCCGCATATCCCTAAGTTTATATGCGGCCCCCGAACGATCCGATATACCTAACGCATATTTATCTGAAGCATATTTTCCCATAATTACACAGCACTTATAAAGGTATACGTTGGAACTAAATTAATAGAGGGCATGTCGCGATCTTCTTGAGCCGCTCGCAAATACTCTTCTTCATACAACCCTTTGAGAAGTTGAACTTTCTCTGGAGCTTTTTTAAGGGCTAAATAATACGCCAAACCTGCGACTAAACAGGGGTAAAACCGGAACGGCATGTCTACAGTATTTGCGGAGGTATCCGCATCATCCATCCGTACCAAACGATCATAGATTAATTGATCCGTACTGTTTTCAGGTGAAGGCCAGACCTTAACAACAGGCGTAATCTGTCTATCCACAAAATATTGGACGGGACGCCCCGTCGTAGTTTTATCCGGAATGCTTAAATAAGTGTCCCGACTAACGGCACTAATAGAAAGGTCCGATCCACTACGCCTAATCACCGCCGATAACGTATCTATTGTAGATTGGACGTTTTCCAAGGAAACAACAGAAGATACCGTGGTAGTGGCTCCGCTCGTTCCTCCGGTAATGGTTTCCGCTGCGGCAAAAGTACCAGAAGGAACCGTAATGGTCATAGAAGTAGCAGAAGGCTTAGTAATAACAGATGCGGTAGCCGCACTCGTACCACCCGTAATAGTTTCACCTACCGTGAAACTACCACTTGCCGCCACACTCATGGTTATTGTTCCTACCGGATATTCAAGAACTCCAACCACAAGGTTTTGGGTGACCCGCTCAATGGTCCATTGATTAAGACCACGATTAGCCCAATCTGCGAAAAGAAAGTTTAAAGACCTGCGAGCAGTGCGGGCATCGTAACCTGTCCGTAACTCTAACCCACAACGCTCAAATGCTTCTTCTACATATTCCGCTACATTAGGTTCAAAATCCTTAGATCCAGAAACAGCCATGATAAAAATAACCTTCCATACTATTTCTGCATCAGTAGTCTTTAATCATCCGTAAAACTACGTTGTAAGAATCTCCTACTGTGCCAGCACCCGTGGTGGTAAAAAGAACATCTCCGTTAGGAGATGTTCCTAGTTTTGACGAAAGACCACCAAAAGCAGACATATCAACATGGTCTGTAAAATCCGAAGGAAGATGCGTGATAAAAATATCTGTACTAGCGTCAGATAAAATCTCTACCGTCATCCCCACCGTCGAGTACCAAATCTCTGCGATCCGAACCCCGGTACACGTGTCTCCATCGACACTCGTTTCAAGGCCGGAAACATCAACTTTTGTAACAGCACTCTCGTTTCCATCATCTACAAATTGATATGTAAAGCTCATTATAGCTTGACGAGGACCATCTAAAATTGTGGTAGAAGTAACTACATCAGCCATAATTTACCCCTATTCTTTGATCAACCCAGAAAGCACCATCGCCTTGTGTGCAGCACTACCGGGAGGTGGAATCTCCAAAGCAACCTTTTTCTTCCGGTCAGGTTTCTTCTTTTCCGTCCAAGCTTCATTCTCAGGCGTAGCCGGATCATCCCCAACAAACTTTCCTTTGGTGGTTCGCGTTCTGGTTTTTGCCATGTCTCACCTATTATGGTTGTTTGTTGTACTGAACCATACCATCCGTGGTACGCTGCGCTACCGTCAAGAGATAGTCACAATCAACCTTATTAGCCGCAGCTTCACCAGCTACAGCAGCAACCCACGTAGTCATTTGAGAGGTAGGGATATTATCGGTAGTTGTTGTAACCAAGACCCGGTCAACATAAAATTCCACCTGCGAAGTACCACGAACAACAAAGCCCAAACGACGATCACCGCTTATCGTACTTCCAGAAACTGAACCATCAGCCATATCTACACCAGTATCTGTTGATGTTTCTGTGCCTCCACTGTCACAAACAGCCTTAATAGAGGCGTCTCCATCGGTAATCAAAAATCCAATTTGGTTGTTGGTTGAAAAAGGAACCCCTGTAGCTAAAGTACCATTTTCACATAAACCAACAAAGACATCCATTTGATCCGCATCTGTCGAAACGATACGGGTTTCAAAGTATATGTTCTTACTGGCCTCCGGTCCCCAGATTTCATTGCCTTGAAGAGAGGCACCTGTATTGTCTGATCCAGTACCGGCAATTTCGTACCAGCCGCCAACAGCGTCAGCTAAAATAGCACCTGTACCACTGGTAAGTTGTGAATAGGTCCAATCATTGGTCCCATCAACTGCGATCCCAGTAAAATCGTCATACTGGAAAACATAATCCGGGTTTGTTTGGATTGGTAAGTTCGTAAACCATGCGCCACCAGCAGTTTGATTAGCTCCACCACTATATGCCACGGGTCCAGAAAAACGTGTAGTACTCATAAATACCTCCTTACGAAAGGTTTCGCCCTAGAGTCTTCGTAAGCGTCTGCTGGGTCAGTCGCTAGGGCTAGAATTATCCCAGAAAATGGAGGGAGGTTACCCTCCCCCCGTCTTCTTTTCTCTTTACGCTCCTGGCGATCCAAAGATACCACGAGGATCAGACCAACCAAACGCATAGCGTTCCCTGGCTTTATACCTCACATTCCCGGTATCGAAGTCACCTTCCATTGAAGTACGAACTGCCGTCCGGTTGAAACCTTTCAAACCGTTTGGCGCATCCGTCTTAATGAACCACGCATCCGTATCCGTCAGGAAGTGGTTAACGGCATATCCATCCGGAAGCATACCCATGTTCCGAACGGCATTAACGTCGTTATCCGCAGTTCCTGGACGAAGTGTGGATTCCAAGAGTCGGTCTACAGTAAATTGAAGTTCCTTTGGAACAATCATTTTAGTACCGCTAACCGCAACTTTTAAGCCACGCTCATCAACGAAACCAGCAATATCAATGAGAGCTTGCTCTAAGCTAGTCTCATTAAGATCCGCTGCCGTTGAAAGCTCATTCCGGAAAGTACTGCCGTTTGCAAGAGTGTGGGCTGTTGAGCAAAGCTCAAGACCATCACCACCTGTATACGTACTGTCGAAAGCATTGTTAAGGATTGCAGCACCCTTAACTTGTTTCGTCTGGCTCATGCTACGTGCAAGGGCCTTTGTATACCGACTAGCAAGTCGATCATAAAGGTTATCCTCAATAGCCTCTTCGGTAATGGAGAATGCCAAGGCAATTGTCTCCATCGTATAACGAGCCGTGTACACTTCTTGCGCGTCATCAAACGACACCGCAGACCCTTCAGATTTGGTTGGTGCTGCCCCAAAACCGGATAGCATGACCTCTTCTTCAAAGGCACGATCAGAACTTTCCATAGAAAAGATCTGTTCAAATTCACGATCATATTGATCGTATTCCAAACCAAACAATGCGTTTAGGCCGGGTTCCAACTCTTTGACAAGTTGTGCTCTACTAATAGCCATTTCTCAACCCTCCTATACGCCTGTCGTTGAAACAGTACCACCCGCAATAGCACCGTTGGCACTATTATAGTGGTTGTTCAACCGAACTAAGGCAGGAATTCCAGCCGCCGAAAAATCTTCGTTCATAGCGTCTTCTTCCCAACCAAGAATACGCAGATTTAGAGTATTCGTGGTGTTGATAGTGGTGACGCTTAAAGTAGCTGAAGATTGTCCAGTAGTGGTACTCCCACTTGTTCCAGTAGCGAAGTTGGCGTTTGCAAAAACTGCGGCACGAGCCGTTGCTTTGCTTGTCCAAGTCGCATCCGTAGCTATGCTAAAGATTTGCATAGGATCGTCTGCGACAAATGCTCTTATTGGATGGTTGCTATCCGCTCCCGATCCAGGCCAGTGCATACTCCAGGTGGGTTTTCCCGTGGCGCTTGAGACATACCGGCATCCTTGGAACGAACCAAGAAGTCCTACTGTACCACCTGCTGCCGCTCCCACGATATCAATGTATCCAGTAGAAAGCGGAATAACAGGAGATCCCTGATAGATAACATTACTGTTAGCATTAGCGATCTCGTACAGGGTATAACCCGACACACCAGTGGAATTGGAGTTTTGACCCATTTTACCTACAGGTCGAAGCCCCCAAGCTCCATTAGTATTTGCCATGTTTAATACTCCTCATAGCAAAGGGTTAAAACAATGAGCCCTAAGTATTTTTAGGCCCTCCAAACGTTACACGCGACTGACGTTCAGGTTTCTGAATCGCCATCGAATGATGTTGGGTCTCCTTCATAAGATCATTGTCAACCGCTTGCATTGCATCCGCATTCATTCGCGTGAAGTAATCCTTGCGTTCTTCAACAGTCTCCATAGGAATACGAGCCAACAACAATCCTCCTACACCAAAAATACCTTCATATCGTCCAGTATCAATAGTCGGCGCTTCAAAATCAGGGTATTCGTCTTTCCGAACCAGTTCCCAACCTTCCCGTACACGGGCCGATATGTTCTTCCGGTCATCAAAACCCCTTACTTCCGCGCGTATCCATCGGTGGACAAAGCCTTCCGGAGGAGGAGGTGCATCTAATAAAGATGGAGGTCTCCAAGGTTGCCGACGCGGCTTCGCTGCACGGGTCTTGGAGGCGCGAGGAGTTTTATCAAGAGTTTGTTCAGCCATTGCTGCCTCCTAGCGTTTTTTGTTTCGCGTACTCGTCTAAAGGAACTCCTAGCTTATTTGCTATTGCAACCTCACTTGGAGATAACCTCACTGTTTTGCGCCCAGTACTGCTGGAGCGAGTAGCAGATGCCACGGCCTGTTGAGGCTTTCGACCATCTGATACGGAAACCGTTGTCCCGCCATTAAACTTAT